ATCTTCAGGGAATCCCATAATCTTTTTGAGTTCCGGAATGCGAAGCATCCGCATTTTAATATCCACTATGCCATACAGTGCCATGAACTCCTTTATTTTCACGGTCATAGGACTATCATTATCGTAGATTTCAATCGCTAGCCGTCCACTTTCCGTTGCTACTAGATAGGGCGGCATCTTATCCATGCGGGCTATCAATGTGAAGCAAGGGCTATCAACAGAGCCACCAGCACTGTTGAACTGTGGATTCATCAGATAGTGCCATTTCCTGTTTGCGGTAATGGTCTGGGAGGGTTCCTCTATACTGCTACCTACATTTGAGAATGCAGTATTCATTATCCACGGCTGGCATGTTACCAAGTTTTGTTTCGGTGTTGTGGTAACAGCGGGGCATGGCTGAGTTTATATCAGACACCTGACCACCTCCAGAATATTGATTCATAAAAAATGGAGATACAAGGGAAAGTCTGTCTTTCGTCAGAAGTGTAGGACAAGGCTGATTAATATCCTTTCCTGTATCCTTAAAGTTATAAGAACACATAAATCGGCTTTCAATTAAAGCCATCCTGTCCTTCGTTGTGACCGTAGGTGCAGGAAGTTCCACCGAATGATTATGCCCGTTCCCATAGTAAGCCGATACAAAAACGTGGTGGTCTTTACAAGTGATTGCTCCAGCCGGTTCTTCCACTGATACGTTCTTGCTGTCGGGGTGTCCGCTAAACTGCTTAGAGAGGAAACAAACTTGCGCTACTCCAAGTCTGCCTTGCGTGGCTACCACCGGACATGGTTCGTCAATCCCAGGAGCGTTATATTTCCCTGTACGGCTCATAGAATTATACTTTACGAGGAAGGCATCCTTTCCTCCGGCTACAAACTTGATAAGTCCAGCATAGATACGTTCAAGCGTTTTCTCTGCAAGAGGCTTTTCCCTGAAGATGGTAGTTCCTTCATCAGAGAAATCAAGCACATCTTTTACCGGCTTCCACTTCTCCAGCCGCGAGAACATATCTTGCCTACCACCTTTACAGTGGGTCGGTTCTGGGAATACTATCGGCAAGTTCTTTTTAGCAAAGATGCCGAAGAAGCGTTTTCTTGTGGTGTAGGCACCGAAGTCGGCAGCATTTAAGATGCGGTGCTCAAAGTTGTAACCGTACTTCTTGACATTGCGCACCCACTTTTGATAAAGCCGGCCTTTGTCCATGCTGATAGGTTTCCCATTCTCATCCATATCTCCCCATGACATAAACTCTTCTACATTTTCAATCTGAATGTAGTCAGGGTCTATAACATCAATATAACGGAAGAGATGTTCTGCCAACGTTCGGCTGTCGGCATCTCTCGGCTGACCGCCTTTGGCTTTCGAGAAGTTAGTACACTCCAAAGAGGCATGAAGCATTATCATGGCATCAGGGTATAGCTGGCGGATACGTTCTACAATAGTGCTTATCGGGGAAAGTTCCAGTGTACGGATATCCTCAATAAAGTGAAGTGCATCAGGGATATTGGCATCATGTGAAAGGATGGCATTCTTGTCATGGTTCACACAACAAACAACCTTTGCACATTTATTTCCATCCAATCGTGCTTCTTCCACACCTTCGGACAAACCGCCGGCACCACAAAAAAGGTCTATCACGAACAATTCGATATCGGACAGACCTTCTAAACTCCTTAGTATTTCTTTTAATGATTTCATAATCGTGTATTCTTATTTCTAATTTGAATAAATCCCCTTCGTTCTGTTTCTTCTAACAGTGAAAAGTCTTCATCCTTGATTTCACATTCTGTTTCGTAGTTCACGGAAGTATAACTTGGGATATTGAACTTTTTCCGGATTCTTACGATAACATCCGGATTTCTTGTTACCCAGTAAACGGTTATTCTCATGGTGATATCAGCATTTTTCTAGCTTCCTCATCTCCTGCATCAGCACGGTGCTTGATTTCAATGTACTCAGCATAAGAGATTCTGTTATCTCCACGCTCCTCTATCTCTTTTTCACGTTGGTTTCTGTATCGTTCACGCTCTTTCCGTTCAATATCTTTCCGACGTTCAGAAACGTAGTCCAGCATCGCACTTGTTATTTTCAATGGATCTATTGAACCGTAGAACCGCCCATACTTCCCTGACTTAAACCGTGCTATGAAAAAACAGATTTCAGCGGCATTTATATAATAATACTCCGAAAGGAATATCTCCGATAGTTCAGAAAGTTGCTCTTTCGCTATCTTGGTTGAAACTTCTGCAAAGTCATTCAATGAGCCAAATTGTATCTTTAGCCATTCTATCGGTGTTTCATCCCCATAAGTAGAAGACAATAGCCCTAAACTCGGAATGCTGTCATTCAACGCCAGTTCTGAATGGGTTGCATTACATCTGACAAGTTTGAACTGCAAATCAGGGTTGTAATCAAGAATGAATTGTGCAGGATCGGGATATTTATTCAATAACGCCCTCTGCTTCAAGTTCCTTTCTCTTTTTTGCGGCAGCTTCTCTAACGGTTGTAGCGACTGCAAGAATTGAATCACGTTTTCGCTGCTCGCTATCCTGTTGATTTTTACTAAGTCTTGTCCCATTATAGTTTCCTTCCAATATTTTAGTAAAGTTTGCTTGTTTGAAAATCCAATCAAAGTCGCATTTCCAATTGCGGTCATTAGCTCCAAGTAGGAACGGGGATTGAAGAATGAGATTGAAAACACTCCTCACTGACTCTTTCCCATATTGGGCTATCCGGGCTTTTACAGCCTTTTTTCTCACATCAGTCATTGATCTTATCTGCTGGAGTCTGTCTTTGAATGTGGTATTATAGTATTCCATCAATCCGCTGTAATCAATCTTTTCAGAGGGGGAGGGCGAAGAAAGCTTGGCTTTCTTTGATACTCCGTCAGGAGTATTTTCTTTCTTTTGATGTAGAGATATATCTATATACTCTCTTTCTTCTTTCTTTGTATTTGTGCCCTCTGTGTGCCCTGATTTTTGTAAAAGTTCGGATTGCGGTAGATTGTTGTTCATGGGCTGTGCCCCAAGTTGTGCCCTTAGTTGTGCCCATTCGTGTCTTAATTCATTGATTTCCTTTTCAATACCTGTGTCCTTACTTGTGCCCTTGGTTGTGCCCATTGGATTATATTCTTCATATTTACATAAGGTTATAAGGTTCATTCCTTGATTGCACTCAACAGTTATCATACCTTTCTTTCTAAGATGCACAAGAAAGGAACGCACCTTCTTTTCAGACCATTTCCAACGCTGTGACAGAAATCTTATGGATGCAGGATATTGACCTCTTGAATAAGAGATTTCTCGACCTCCGATACTCTCCTTTCGGGGCGTTGCCTCAAATCGTGCAGACTGAATTAAGTCTAACCACGCTTCGCAACTGCTAAAAGTACGGGCTTCATTCCACATTTCATTCGAGAAAAACCTGCGGCTTAGCCTCAAAAATCCTTCGTCCATAGTCTTAGAATCTCACGTTAGTTAATTGCCTTCCGTTAGAAAATACAGCCCACTTACCATTACCGCTATCAAACAATCGTAAATCCGACACCTCTCCGAAACGTTTGATGTTACCGCATAAATCCACAATCCATCCACATTCTTTAGAAGGATGCGGGCGGATGGCACGACCGACTATCTGATACCACATGGCAAGTGACATTGTAGGACGTGCCATAACGACCGTATCAAGTTCCGGATAGTCAAAGCCAGTCGTAAGTACACCCACATTAGCTACTACCGGAATTTCACCAGCTTTGAACGCCTCAAGAATATGTTCACGTTCTTTCTTAGGAGTATCACCTGAAACGATAGCGCAACCGGGTATTGACATCGTTAACCGTTCCGCTTCTTTCAAAAAACGGGTAAAGACCAAAATACCCTTCCGTTTTCCTCCGGCTTTGGGATTCATCAGCCTTTGGACGATATGAACGAGATAACCGTAGAAGTCTATCCGTTCATATTCTTTTTGAACTGACCTATCCGTATAGTCGGCACCAGTAGTATTTACTTTCAAGTTAAGTTCATTCCACCCTGAAGGATTCATTGAATAGTAATCCAACTTCGCCAAGTAGCCCATATCTAATAGGGTTGATACCTGTACATGATAAATGACCTCTGAAAAGACATGAGGTTTTGTCCGAGTGATAAATTTCAGCATGGAGCCGAAATCACGGCTGGAGCTTAAACGGTATGGCGTTGCTGTCAGTCCAAGAACCTTACACTTCACTGCATCAAAAAAATCCTTGTACATTCCCTCTTTGGGGTTTACAAGATGACATTCATCCACAATGATGTTCTTGAAGTGGGTGAACAGTTCGGGATGATTCTTCACACTGCCGATGGTGGCGAATGTTATCCGGCTTATTTCTTTAGAGTTGAAAGAAGCTGAATAAATGCTGCAATCAAGAATACCGTATGAGCAGAGTTTCTTAAAGTTCTGTTCGAGTATTTCCTTCGAGGGCTGGAACACCAAGGTATGACCGTCAAGCCTTGCAGCTATATCCGCTATGATAAGCGACTTTCCGCTGCCCGTAGGTAACACCATAATGGCATTTGTTTTCTTCGCCTTGTTATTGAAGAAGGAAACGGCAGCATCAGAGGCTTTCTGTTGGTAATCACGTAGTTTGTACATATCTATCTTCTGATTTAATGATAAAAGGGGAATCCTCACTAAGTTTGGAAAGAAATGTCCGGATTATATAAGCCTGTTCCTTACTTAATCCAACCGGAGAGAATGAACCATCATCATTCTTGATCATCATGACAAATGTTCCTGCTTCCAAATCATTCATACCCCTTTCTCCTTTCGTAATTTCTTATTAAGGGCCTTGTAATACTTGATTAGCTGTTCGTACTCAAAATCAGTCATTTTGGAAGTGCTGGCAACTTTGACTTTCAGCAAATCAAACTTCTGTTGACCGATTTTAGTAATTAGATTCACCCGATAGCCTTCCAAATGGTCGGCTTTGAACCTGTTGCAGTGACGGCACTCAGCATGGCAGTTATTTTCATCGAAACGTGTCGCCAGGTGTGTGCGGCTGAAATAGTGCCCGCAGTCCGCTTGTGTAAACGGCTTTATCTGTCCACATGATATACATCTAAAATACCCGTTTGGCATTGCATCACGAAGCCGAATAAAAAGGGAAAACTCTTTGTCGAGCTTAGCTTTCAAATCCGGCTTTTTCTTTACTGTTACCCCTGCTTTATCAAACAAGGGTAAAGGCTTGTCTTTCTTCTTGGACTTTGTTCGTTTTATGTAGTATGGCATATCTTGTCATTAAAAATTCTTACTCCGTTATTTTTCGCCCAACTTATGATAGAATCCAGAACCTCATCGTCATCCAGATTGTCTATAATATCTCTAAAGTCATACGAAGCACCAACCTCTTCTTGGAAATGCCGTACAATACTCGTTTTTAAATCTGTCACTTCTTGCCAACTTTCCATACGTTACAATTAAAAGCCCCGAAGCGTAGTCTCCGGGGCACAACCATTATTTACTAACCCTTGCCATTTATGTGTGGCTCACATTTATGTGGAGATGGGGCGATTCGAACACCCAATTAAGGACTTATCCTTTTGCGCTACTTCTAAGGTTAATTACTCCTTATATCTCACGTACCGTACTTTCTACCATGTGCACCTCTCGAAAGTCAAAAGCACTCCACTGCGCACCCCCATTTTCGCCCGCCCCATCTTCACAGACCGGACAGGCAGGTTAACAAAGTTACACCTCAACGATTACAATGTCTGGTGCAATCTGTCTGATGGCATCCAACTGTACATCAATGACTTTATTCTTGTATTCCTCAATTGCTTCATTTGCGCCAGCCGACACAAGAGAAAGGGAAACATCTCTACCGTCTACATCAGCGTAAATCTCAACTTCGATTTCTTCACAGGCAAAGCCTTTGAAAAGAGGGATGTTCAGTTTGAATGATTTCGGCAAATTGGAATCAACCACCTGCGAGTAGTTGTCAACTTTGCTGCCGTTTTCCTCCTTGCTGCGCTCAATGTCTTGGTTTACCTTTGCTTTGAAATTCTTCAAAGTAGATACAAGCATCATATTCTGTGACTTGTCAGTAAAGAAAGCACGGTGCATTTTGATGAACTTAGATAACTTGATGGGTTCCCATTTCTTTTCAACGTTAATACCGAACTCCTGCATTTCTTTTGAAGCCTGTAAAATACCGTTGATTTCTGTCTGATAGTAACTGGTTTCGTCAATCGTCAGAGCCATCCTCATCTTATCACGGTTTACAATAATGTTCGTCGCTTTCTGGTTAATCAGTTCGACACGTTTCTCCAACCATCTGATAGGTGCATCTATCGTTCCATTGATAACTACTCTTTCTGGTTCTTTTGGGTCGAGTGCTACGGGGGCTTTTCCCTCTCTCAATACTACTTCAATTGGTGCACCGTTATAATCTTTCGGTACAATCACGTTTAATTTGTTTTCGCTCATGATTCTGTTCCTGTTTTACGGTTAATACTGAATACTGTCTTCTGCATTTCTTGCGGCATAATCGGGCGGCTGTAAACCAGCTCACCCAACTTGTTATAGAATCCTGCCATCTTTTCCTCATGGTAGAGAATTTTGGCACATTCTTCATTTTCCACAAACTCAGAACCTCTCTTGATGTGGTCCAAAAGTTCCTGCTTTTCTTCATTCAAAGGTTTCAGGCGTTCTTTGAACTCTTCCATAGCCTCTTTCTTTTCAATCTCAATATCATTGATGGTGATTGATACCTCGGCTAATGTTTCTTTCTTTTGCGCCAATTCTTCGGGTGTGAATCGGTGGGTATAACCGATTTTCTCTACTGCATCGGCATTATCCTGAAGGAACTGCCAACGTTCCTGTTCAAGGATTTCTTGTCCTAAAAATTTGTCCATAAACGATATGATTTATAAATTATTCATTGTAAAATTCAGTTACAAAACTGTTAGTTTCCCTTTGAAGGCGATTCATCAACTCGCGCACCATTTTACCCTTACTAAAGACATCATGTTCGTGATACTTCATTGATGGGAATACGAGAGTAAAACATAGCGTCATTCCGTTTTTATCCCATCCACCTAAAGTAGCCCCGGATTCACTCGTTTTTATTCCGTACTCAATTCGTGCATCTTCTACTTCCTCAAGGGCTTTATCATCTACGTTGTACTTTTGCCATACGTCCCAATCGTAAATAGCAGTTGCCAGCTTATCTACAAAGAAGGGGACTGCCTCTTTTTTTAATCTGTACTTTTTCATATAAATTCTTGATTTCTTTGTATTTCCTGCTGGGCGTATATCAGCATTTGATGTTCATTTGCAGCCGGCAGATAGATACCTGCCACTGATGCACTCCAGTTACGAAAACGGTCAATACTCAAAGTCATTTCACCTGTTGTCAGCTCGGCAGAACTGCGCAAATAGGTTACTTCATTGCCTTTCTTGTTGACCGTCTTTCTCTCAAACAAATCACGGTTGCAAGTCCTCTTATAAAAATCAATTTTTGCTTCGTCGAGACTGCAACCGTACTCACTACCGAAATACCCTAAAAGAAGATGCAAGTAGCTGTTTTGGGCAAGCGTGCGGTTAGGTAGTTTCTTTTTCACTTCCACCACCGCACGTTCACTAAACAGCTTGTTTACATACTCCTTGAACTTGGGTATTTCATAATGATTTGATAAATTAAATATCATTTCTCTTCCATATCATTCTTCAAGTCGAACAGCATACGCTAAAAAGGCAAATCGTCCTTTACATTGCCATTAGCATCAACCGGAGGCGGAAAGTTCTGCGGCTGTTGCTGATAGGTCGGTTGTGGCGCTGGCTGTTGTACCGATGTTGTTTGTTGCGATACACCACCACGCGCATCTATTTTGTAGCACCGAATAGATGCCATACGTTTGAGTTCTCCGTCTTGATTCGTCCAAGAACGCCCTTGTAAGACAAATGATACAGTAACAACATCACCCTGATTAAAGCGGTCAAGTTCTGCACACTTATCGCCTGAAAACTCTAAGGGAATAACATTCTCATACTCGCTACGCTCTCCCGTATAAGGGTCGTAAGTGGTAGCATCTAAAATGAACTCCCGTTTTGTAAACGAGGAACCACCGTTTTTGGATGGTATTTGAACAGTTTGTCCGATTTCGGTTATCCGTCCGGTTATTTGATTTGCCATAACCTAATATTACTGGTTCTTTTTATTACATATTGCAATCTCCACACATATCCACAAGGGAATCAAATTCTTCTCGTGAGTATTCAAATCCATTGATTACGATTACCTCGTTACCATTTTCGCCAAAATAAACTCCATCATTCATTTCCAAAGATTTTAGTGTCAGTTATCAATTTTCTGTTTTCTTCCAAAAACCGGATAAATTCCTCATAATGATTAGTAAGAATAGGAATATCACGTTCAGGATTGAAAACGTATGTTTCTGTATAGGTATCTACCACATAACCGCCTTTGTTGAACTCTACAATGTTATACTCAAATGTCCGTACATCCGACCCATTCTGCATAAGAGCATAAGGATAAACTAAATGCTGGTGGTGATCTTTGAACTTTCCCACGGTATAACTACCGGTTGTTTTGATGTCGTGAACACTGGTAGGCATCAGTTCGTCAATCAAACCATAAACCAATACACTACCGTATGCAGTAGGCAAGATGGCTTCTACTCTTTGTTGGGTTAATGCTCCTTTGTAGTAGTTGGCAAACTCGCGGCAAAGGTCAATGTGAAAAGTGAAAGTGCGATTGTTGTAAACAGCTTTTATCCCGTAAAGTTTTCCATCATCGTGATATGCCTTGCTAATTTCCATTATAGAAGATTTACGGTTCTCAATCATACAATCAATGATTTCATTGAAAGCCGTGCCACGGTCTGCCGCTTCGCTATCGAATGGCTTGCGGTTAATCCGGTCTATCAGTTCTTGAAACTGTTGTTCGTGAAATTCTTCAGGAGTATGGGGTGGATTTTCTGACCACCCCCAGTACTTATCCCAAATCACATCACTATTCAGATATGCCCCAAAGGCATCAAGAAGCGTTGCGTAAATACGATATTTAGGCTGCTGGTTCATATTTCTTTTCTGAATTAAGTTTCAGATTCAAAGACTTCGCTTTGTTAGCTACCAACTTTGCCGCCATTTGCTTTGAAGAACCAACGTGCTCAAAGTTATCTATTTGCGCGATAAAATTATTGGCAGATTCCGCATCCGTAATAAGTTCGATCTGTTCTTTTATCTCTTCAATAACTTTATCATACTTTTCCTGTGCCTCTTTCTTGGCAGCAAGCATACCCAAATACGAATTGATTATCTTGGCGGTGATAAAGTCGTTCTTTGCGGTTGGATTACCATTCTTGTCAAGGATGGTAGGAACTTCCATCACTGAAGGAAGATTGCAAGTATTCTTACCGTCATTTCTTGAAGTTGGGTCAAAAGTGATAGTACGTCTTTGGACGCCTCTTTCGCTTTTCATTTCAAGATAACCGAGCAAATCCAGTTCAGTAACGATAGAGTTGTAGGATTTTTCACGCAATGCAGGGATAAACACCGTATCATCACCTTCTTTTCTTGTGTCGCGATGGGCAACGAAAATGATGTGCTTGTTAAGCCCCGAAAGTGTTCGTGTCATCCATGAAAACTCTGCATTGATACCGCTCCAATCACGGATGGACGGCTGGCGGGTTCCACACTTGTGAGTAATGATGAAGTCCATCATCTTGCCGATGGTATCTACTACAATGGTCTGATAAGCGGACAAGTCCTCTTGAAGAACTTGCTGAACATTGCTCCATGAAGTGACCTGTACCGTGTCTATATTCTCCAAGTGCGCCATGTTCATGCGCTTCACGCCGTTATCGAAGTCCAACAGCAGCGGTTTCGGTGCGCTCAATGCTACCGTACTCTTTCCCATTCCGGCTTGACCGTAAATCATCATCTTCACGGTGGTCGGGATAACTAATTCATTACTTTTCTTAATCAGTGACATAATCGTAAATTTTATAGGGTTATTTGTTCAGATATTTACTCATTTTAAAAGCATTAATAGCGGATTGTATCTCGAACTTGGAATATATGATAGGAGAATTTCTGGATGAGCCTTTTCTTTTCTTATGCACCAATCCTTCTTTCTCTAACTTTTCCAAAAAGTTAGGTTCATACCCAAGTGTCTTTAACCATCTGAACGCTTCTCTTTGCTTGATTTCATCAGATACAGGAGACCGTTTCTTCTCACTGGCAGCTGCACCAAGCTCCGCCATGTCCATGCAGATATTTTTAAATTCAAATAATTCAAGTCTTACCTCCATACCGTCCAGTTCTTTCAATTCGTTCAACTCTCGTTCTTCGTCCCCTTCTCATATCGCCCTGTTCGTGATAGAGCGAAAAAGAAAAGATGCACAACAGGCAGAAAGCAACAGCCGACCTAATAGTAGGTGAAAAGTCCATCGTGAACTTCATACCAGCTATTCTCTCATATAGCATGGTTGCCAGTTCTCTGCCGTTCCTTACGTTCAAAATCTCAAAAGCTCTTTGCAGTTGGTTGTTTATCGTGCTGACCGCTCGGCATTTGAGGTTTGCAATTTCTTTTTTCTCATACCCTTGTGCATACATTCGTGCCGTAATCTCGCATTCAGGTGTAAGTTCATTAAAAACTCTCTTCATAATCGTGTAAGTCAGCTGATTAATAATTGCGAATAACCTCAATATATCCGGCTTCCCTGTTAGTGTCCACCGAATACAAAGTTTGCTCCTTGTCTATTATCCGATCAATCCTTGCCAGCCTGTTAAGATCAGCGGTACACCTGCGAAGCTGTCCGGCAAGTTTGTCGCTAAAGTCAAAGCTGATTCTGTCATTCTTCTTTTTCAGCTTTTTCTTGATTTCTGTTCTTTCTTTCAGTTCTTTTGCCATAAGAGTAAAATTTAATTAATGATTCGTGGATGGTAAGGGAATCGAACCCCTCTCAATCGTGCCAATTATTTGCGCAACACGAAGCTCTAACCGATAAGCTAACCATCCGATTAAAAAAGGTGCACTATCCTCACGGACGGCACACCCAGTACAAACACAATATAAAACACGAATATCTAATCTATTATCAGAACAATGCTTTTAACCGCGTTCTTGAAATGATCAAACTTCCGGTTCAAATCACTCCAAGATTTATACCATGTATTTTTCTCTTCAGCTAATTTCTCGTTAGCCTCTTCCAGTTCCTGCACACGCCTTACTAAATCTTCATGCGTCATGCCTCTTAATTCTTCCACTGTCATAATCGTATAAATTTAAAATGTCGTTAAAAAGGTAGGAGTCGAACCTACTTCTTGTAAGCTAAATGAATATATAAATTAGAATATAAGTTAATACCAACAATTAATCGCTTACACGCATTCCAACAATGCTACTTCATAAATTACTGCCCAGCTGGTTTACAAGGTGATTGTGCACTCATCCCCATGCGCCTTGTGCCGGATTATAGGACTACCTTTTAGTGGTCTGTTTTAAGTTCTCTATAAGTTATTCTCATGAGCGACACACACCCTACACATATAACACTCATTATAGTGATAGAGAATATTTTCATAGGACTGTAAGTAGTAATAGCCCCGTAAAGCATACCGGCAGCACATATACTAACCAATATAGATAAAACGAATTGGATTGTTTTCATAATCGTATAAATTTAAATAAGTACCTGTACCCTAATCGAATAACAGAACCTTATTTCAGTTCAGTACAGGCTATATTGTCGAAAACAGTACGGACGCCTAACCCGTATGCTCACTGCTCAAAGACGATTCTTTGCGGTGTTTTCTATTAATTGTTAAACATTGCACAGCTCACAAGCTCCAACTTGCTTATGTGCGTTTGTTATCTTTGGTTGGCAAAAACGGCTTATGAATTACACCGTAATTGCTTTTACAGAATTTCAAAGAACTAATCAATAGTACCCTACCCGATTCTCGCTATCGGTTGCCGTTCAATCCGTCTGTAGGGCTGTCGTGCGTTGCATAATCGTGTATTATGCGTATCGGCTGATACCTTGTACCCGGCATAGAGCATCGTAGTCCATGCCATCATCTTCACAAGTTTCAAAACCTTTTAAGGCATCTTCCAAACTGTCTATCTCATCCGTTATCAACTGGATAGCTTCTTTTTTGCTATCAGCATTGAACATCAGGCAGACAGCCTCTTCATCATTGTTATGGGCAGCCTCTAAATCTTTATAAAGGCTATCCAACTGCTGGTTAATCGTGTAAGCATTCATATCCATATCTTTTTAATGCGTTTATACTATTGCTTAGTATTTCTCTTTTATCTATCTTTGTTGTATCAAACTTGTTTGATGATGCAAATATAATGCAATTGCATTTAATTGCAAATGACACTGCATTAAATATTCAATGCTTTTGCATTAATTAACTATTGAAATATGTCAGTACAAGAAAGAATTAGAAAAATAGCAGATGAGCTGTTTAATGGTAATATATCTGCGTTTTGTAGGGCTGTTGATGTTAAGCAACCTACAATGAATACTATCTTAGGTGAAAGACAAAGTAAACCATCTTATGATGTATTAAGCAGCATAGTAAATGCAGAAGCATTAAATATATCTGCTCAATGGCTTCTTACTGGTAAGGGTGAAATGTTCAAATCATCATCGCCAAAAGAAGAACTAACCCCCATCACCAACGAACGCCTGCTCTCTATCATTGAAAGTCAGCAAAGAACCATTGAGAACCTTTCAAAGAAATAAATTCACAAAACATATATCCTTGCAAGATGTTATACTATATATGAAAAAACACTAATTTTGAGGAAACATCTAAATACACATTAGTATGGAAAGTAGAACAATTCCGGCATCCGAATTGCCGCAAATATCCGGGCTTATAAAAGATGTAATAAATATGGGACTATGGTTCTTATACGACATCCATTGCAAATCCAACCCAGATGCAAAATACGCATTGGCGACCGATAAAAACGAATTTCTTTTAGATAAGGATGGGAATGTACTTTCACCAGTACCCAAAGATGAAGTGCTTGAATACTTAAGCAAGATTACATTCTCGGGAATCCCGACTGCACCAACTGTAAATATGCCGTTAATATGAAAATAAGCGAAGGTTCAAAATTTATCTTTATCGCTACCTCCAGCAAGCACCTCGAAGATAGGTTCTTGTACGATGTGAATTACGGTGTCACAATATTGAAAAATCAAGGTGTAGCAGACGAAGATATTACAGTTGTTACAGATGCAGCAAAAGAAACATTGATAGCAAAATGTACCAATATGTCAAACGTGTTCTTTTCCACGTCTTCAAGTTTTGAATCTGTAATTGAAAACGCAGATTGTGAAAACTTGTTTATCATTTCTTGTTGCCACGGCTCCATTAGCGGTATAGATTCTGCAACTCCAATCAAGCCCTTCTCCCTCAACCGAGCCTTGAAGAACAACAAGTATGCAAAAAATATTCTTGTATTCCTTGGTCAGTGTTATGCCGGCATCTTCAATTTTATGGATATTCGAGATGAAAACAAGAATATTGTATACATAGGTGCAACGGATATAGATGCAAGCCTGAGTTATATGTTGAATGGACTCAGATGGGTAGCAAACATATCGGTTATCGCTCTGTTCCAATGGCTTGAAAATCCGCAAGACATAGACGGAGACGGCGTATGTTCCATAACTGACCTATACAAATTCGTTTCTTTCTATACCAATAGCGTAACAAGAGGAATTGAAAAAATACAAACTTACCATCTGATTGACGCATCCGTAAGATTGAAGATGGAAGAAGCACACGCTTCATCAACAGGAAGCCCGTTTATTGCACAAATTACTAAGGATGCAGAAGAGGTAATAAGAAATTATATTGTTCCACATCAGAATACATGGATGTTAAATGCTATTGCTGCTAGTAGTATGCATTTAGAATAAATCATCACAAAACTGAACCATGCGGTAGTTTTTAGTAAACTACCGGCATGGCATCTTTCAGATATAATCTTCATCCATAATCTATATAGTTTAAAATTTACATCATCAATAAGTCAAAGAACGATATTCGGCAGGGCTTTCGCCTACCAGCGGTTATGCGATTGACATCAGATTAGCTTTTTTGAAGCATCTGAATTCTTGGCGTTCAGTATCATAGTAAGTCTGGACGGTATCATTCTTTTTTCTGTTGTCAGTACCAGTGATGGCAGGCATCAGCTTTTCATTTAGTGTACCGTATGCCTCACGAACGGAACCGTCCACTTTTTTGAAGTAGAACTTCACTATCTTCTTTTTCATCTCACCTTTCAACTTCAAGTTAGCCCAAGCCACCTTCATTGCTTCGCTCATGGTGTAGCCATTACGCTTAACGAACTGCCAAGCAAGGCTCATTACTTCGTGTAAAAATTCTCTTGTTCTCATAATCGTGTATTTTAATATGTTTATACTATTTGAAATCTGAATTAATCTTCGTTTCTTTGTATCAGTTTAATTTGATAATGCAAATATACTACTATTTTTCAGTAAAAAGAATCTAATACTGAAAAATAGTAGTAAAACAACACTATTTAACTATTGAAGCAGGTTATACCTTATTATAATATGAAGAAAGAAGGCAGAAATAGAAATTGGATAGCGTGGATAGCACTTGGATTAAGTGTTATTGCGATATTGCTATGGCTATGCAAATACGAGCCTGTAACATGGACTCTATTCGATTCTATGATTGCTTTTCTTTCTTTCGTTGTAGGAGCATTAGCCGTAATGGTTGGATATAACATTTTTGGGTTAAAAAACGACCTTAAAAATGAAATAGAAGAAAAATTACAGGACATAAGTGACCATCATGTAATTCATACAGCAAAAACTATGATGTATATAGAGATACGCCTGCTACACATGGCTATGAAATTAAAAAATATAGCAGATATAAGGCAATCTATTTACATGATGCTTGAGACCACTGAAAAGACTAAAGATAAGGAAGATATAGATTATGTTATTAATCAGTTGAAAGAACTTAAAACACGATATGGATATACACTGTTTGACGATGCATTCACAAGGAAACTAAAGATTAAACTCGGAAGGATTGGCACTTTCTCTGATAGCGCGCTTCTCTTCCTTCAAGATCTTGAAGTATGATTCTTTTGCATTATCAATAAGCCTGTTTGATTCTTTAAATGGATCCTTACAGATTGTTTTGTTTGGCGTATGAGATGACTCTTCTATTTGCATTCTCATTGATTCAAATAGAAAAGGATTGATTATTACCATAACTATAAAAGTAAAGCGACCAACTCCAAAGTTGCGGTTTGAAGTTTAGTCGCCTATATAGTCCCTTACGGGAACAGTTAAACTTATTAGTCGAAATCATCCGCAACTTGATTCCGACACAAATATACTGAAAAATAACAGTAAAACCCCAAAAAGATGAGCACAAAAGAAAGATTTGTTGAATATTTAAAAATCAAAGGGATTGGGCAAACCGCTTTTGAAGAATCAGCTGGTTTATCTCGTGGAGCTATTGCCAAAAAAACGGGCTTTAATGCAGATTCAATAGAAAAGATAGCGTCTGCTTGCCCTGACCTTAATATAAATTGGTTAATAACTGGAATTGGCAACATGACAATTAATACCAATTCGTCAATCACTGAAACTCCAACCACGAATAAAGATATTAAAATACTTGATATACGTGTATGCGCAGGACATGGAATTGGATTTGACGGAAATGAAAACAAGGTTATTGGATATGTGAATATACCAGAATTTACTGGATGCTATGGAATAACCGTATATGGTGATTCTATGTACGATATGTATATGTCGGGAGATACAATCTTTGTCCGTGAAATAAAAGACAAACGAAACATAGACAATGGACAGCCGTATGTAATTATAACAAAAGAAGACAGACTTCTTAAAATGATTCATATCGACTACGAGCGAAAAAAAACAATATTGTCTTCCTACAACAATATAGCTAATCCGGATGGGAAAAGAAAATATCCCGATATGGAAATTGACATAGATAATGATGTAATTCATTTATACAAGGTTGTAGGTAAATTAGCGAGAACGCAAATGTAGTTACAATAACAATACTATGAAATTCAATCAATACACATGGAACCTATATAAGCAATCTTCTGACGGACAAAAAGCTATTAAGGAGTTTGAGGAAGCCAATGAAAAGATGACTGAATACGAACTGTTTTCTAAATACAATCCTAATTCAGCACGTTTTCTTTCAGAAGACTATTTTGTAGAAACATGCGACCTATTTTGGGCTTGCTCTTTCGACAGTGCAGAAAAGCCCGAAAACCATGAATCTGCAAAGCAATTTTATTATACACTCACGACCAAAGGGATATTTGATGAAGAGCATGTAGCAGTAATCAATGAGGGCGAATACCAATTAATGCTATCTGCTAATGATATGTTGTCATTCATGTTATATTACTTTGCCCCTGAATACTTTTTCCCAAACCTTTTCAGAAGTCGTTTTTTCGTTTTAAATAAGATAACAGACACATTCGAGATAGAACTTCCTCTTATACCTAAAAAATCTGATTATAAATCGAGATGTATGTATTATTGGGAATTGTGTGAGGTGTTTTATCGGTTTAGAATTGAAAACCAACTCTCTCCAGCAGAGTTATGCGCATTTTTATATGACTATGCACCCAATTTCATTTCAAAAGAAAAAACAGATATTCCACAACCGGCACAAGCATGGTTCATTGGTGGGAAAACAGCCCCGATAGAATCTACTTTAGATTTTACTTTTTGGCAGGCCAATCCTGAAACCCAAAAAGGCGATATTCTAGTTCACTATGAAACATCACCAGTTAGCGCAATCACTTGTTTGTGGATCGCTCAAACAGATGGAGTGATAGATCCATTCTTCCACTATTACAGCAATACGTACATAGGAAATAAGATAAATCTACCTCATATAACATTGAAGGAACTCCAAGCCGATGAATACTTCTCAAAGCATCCTCTTATTAGAAAGAAGTTCCAGGGAGTAAACGGATGGCCAATGAGTAGCGAGGATTACTCCGAACTTCTGCGAATAATAAAGGCAAAAGGATTTGATATAGATACCTTACCAAAGCTATATGCTCCTACACTACCCCAAAATATAAGTATAGAGATAGAACGGGACGTAGAGCAACAGTTATTAGAACCTTTGCTTAACTCTATGGGATGGTATGAAAACAAAGACTTCATCCGGCAGTTACCAATCCAAGCAGGGAGAGGACATAGGATATTCCCAGATTATGCGTTACATTATGGCAATAAACCAAATGAGGAAAGGGCAAAAGTGTTGATTGAAGCCAAGCTGTGTATGAGGAATAACAAGGAAAGAGAAGAAGCATATTTGCAAGCGCGCTCATACGCCCGATTACTTAATTCTTCTGTGATTGTTTTATGTGATAAGGATTACCTGATTGTTTATGAGAAAAAAGACAGCTTCGACCGGGACAGATACAAGAAATACTGTTGGGGAGATTTTGAGAATCCAGATACTTTCAACGAATTAAAGAACAAACTAAATATATAAGATTATGAAGAAGATTCTATTTACCATAATAGGCTTGTCAGCACTATTCTGTATGAGTTCCTGCGATGAAGCTGTTTATAAAGGGAGGAAAGTGTATAAAGCATATTTCGATTATACCTTAAAAGACCCTGAATCTTTCAAGGTGTACAGCGAAAAATACACAAAGGATGGAGATTTCACAGTAAATTGGGAACTGGATTATGGGTCTAAAAACTCTCTCGGTGGAATGGTGAGGGAGAAGGCTACGTTTACAACTGTTGGTACTTCGATATTTATAGACGGAAGTAGTTACAGGCTTGATGAATTGAAATGATTTGAAAATTGTTTTAGCAATATTTTAGCAATAACAACTAAAGAACATGATTGGAATCCGGGAAGAGTTAAAAAACAACATAAGCCGGGGATTACGCCCGGCTTTAACATGAAAATCTCCTTTGTTTCAACATTGTTTCAACATCAAACGAAAACGAAAAATATAAATAGGTGACAAACAGCAGATTAAGAAGTAGAAAAAATTAGCCAGATGAGCTAATACC